AACAGGTATGGGTGGTGAAAAAGGTGGTGGCATAGGTCAAATAATGACGGGTCAGCCAGCCGCAACCACAACCCAACCTGCCCCTGTTAGGCCTACACCTACACCAAGACCAGTCATGGATAGGCAACCACAGCCCGATATAGGTATGGATCAATATGGGATGCAATCTTTCAAAATCGATCCTGACGTTTTAAGCAGAGGCACTGTCTATAGACCGCCAAATCAGATCTCTGGTGGTTTATTTAGCGGAGCTACTCCCGACCTTACACCAGAGCAAATAGAAAATATCAAGCAAGCTCAAGAGCAAAGACGAGCTTCTGGTCAAAGCGGATTCTTAGGTAAACTTGGCGGAACTAAAAAAGACCCAATAGCTGATATAGGCAGCATGGATGGGGTTGGCGGAATGATGGGCGGCATTGGCGGCATGACTGATCCTGCGGTCATGGAGCAAGTCAGGCAGCGAGTTGCTGCTGTACAGCCTCCTCCACCAGTTTCTACACCTAAGCCTGCAAAGAGTGTAGGTAGGAGCAAAGGGAGACGAAAGCCCGTGCCTCCAAAGCCAAACACCGAGACTGTAAAGAAAAAACCCAAATCATCAAGATATGGGGGGCGAAGCAAAGCACCCACCACTAAGTCTCGCGGCAGACGTAGGCGTTCTCGCTAGACATGGCTCTTAGTAAGATAAAGTTTGCTCCCGGCGTTAACAAAGAAGGCACAGAGTATTCTGCTGATGCTGGATGGTTTGATGCCGACAAGATTCGATTTAGGCAGGGTAGGCCTGAAAAGATTGGTGGATGGGAAAAGTTTTCTGAGACTTCGTTCTTAGGAGTTTGCCGGTCAATACATGACTGGTCTTCTTTGGAGTCCATACGATACATAGGCCTTGGTACGCATCTTAAGTTTTATGTAGTGTCTGGCGATCTGTTTAACGATGTTACGCCGATAAGGCTAACCTCTGGCGCGGGTGATGCTACCTTTGCGGCAACCGACGGCTCTTCAACAATTACGGTTACTGAAAACGCTCACGGTGCGGTAGTTAACGATTTCGTTACCTTCTCAGACGCAGCGTCCTTGGGTGGCAATGTAGTTGCAGCGGTCTTAAATCAGGAGTATCAGATTGCCTCTGTGCCTACGACCAATACGTTTACGATTGTGGCAAAGGACACCAGTGGTGCAACTGTAACCGCTAACGCAAGCGACACTGGTAATGGCGGCAGTTCAACGGTAGCGGCCTATCAAATCAATACTGGCACCAACGCCTTTGCTACTGGCACCGGCTGGGGTACGGCAGGATGGGGTGTAACTGCGTTTGGTAGCGTAAGTAGTATCTCATCAGCAGGTCAGCTAAGACTTTTCAGCCAAGACAACTTTGGAGAAGACTTAGTATTCAACCCCCGTGGTGGCGGTATTTACTACTGGGACGAGTCTTCAGGCACAGGCGCAAGAGGGGTAAACATATCCAGTTTAGCCGGTGCTTCTAACGTGCCAACCATTGCCCTGCAAGTCATGGTTAGTGACATAGATCAGCACGTTATTGCTTTCGGGTCTAATCCTATTGGCTCTAGCCAGATTGACCCGCTTTTTATTCGGTTCTCTGATCAGGAAAACGCAGCAGACTGGACTCCTACAGCGACTAACACGGCTGGTGGTGTAAGAATCAACTCAGGGTCTCAGATCATTGGCGCGGTTCAGGGCAGACAAGAGATACTGGTATTTACGGATGTCAGCCTGCACTCCATGCGGTTTGTTGGCGCACCGTTTACATTCCAGTTTCAGACCGTAAGCACGGACATATCTATGATCAGCCCTAACGCAGCAGTCAACGCTAGGGGTTCCGTCTACTTTATGGATAAAGGCGGTTTTTATGTCTACAACGGTTCTGTGCAGCCTCTTCCGTGCTCTGTAAAAGACTATGTGTTTTCCAACCTTAACGAGGATCAATCGTTCAAGGTCTTTGCAGCAGAAAACAACGCATTTTCTGAGGTCATCTGGTATTACCCAATAGGTTCTGGTGACACGGAGATAACCAACTATGTCAGCTATAACTACGCAGAAAACTTGTGGAGTGTTGGCACGTTAGTTCGCGGAGCATGGCGTGGCGCTGGCACAAGGAATAAGCCCTTAGCTACGTCAGTGATTACAGATACAGATAACAACTACCTGTACTCTCATGAAGTCGGCTTTGACGATGATGGAAGCCCAATGACCGCTTATGTAGAAAGCGGCGACCTAGAGATAGAAGAGGGTCAGCGGTTCATGATGATTAGTCGGGTCATACCTGACTTTGCTTTCAGCGGAACAACGTCTGATGCGTCAATAGATATGACGATCAAGGGCAAAGACTTCCCGCTGGGCAGCACCAGCACCCTTGCAACAGCAACGGTCACATCATCTACAGATCAAAATCATGTCAGAGCTAGAGCTAGGCATCCTATTGTCAGGCTAGAAAGCTCAGGTTCTGGTTACGGCTGGCGGCTTGGTGATCTGCGTTTCGATATACGCTCAGACGGGAGGCGCTAATGGCTGGTACAAGAACAACTCCTCTACCCATACCGACACCTGAGTATGATCAGCAAGAGCAGGGGCTAACAAGACGCACCCTAGAGCTTGCAATGGATCAGATTGAAAACGATGTGGTTCTTGCTAAGACTCAGGGCGACAAAGAAGGCTCTCTTGCTATGCGCCGTTTTCAATTCTTGCTGATGGGTGCCTCATGACAGATGCGATCAAAGTTCTGGGTCAGGCTGATGTTTCGGCAACGACAACGACTACGCTGTATACAGTCCCAGACCTGACGCAAACGACTGTTAGCTCACTAGTCATATGCAATCGAGGCGGCTCTGCCATCACGTTCAGGGTTAGCGTCCATGTAGCTGGCGCTTCAGCAGATGACAAACAATTTATATTTTTTGACGAAGACCTTGCTGCCACCACCACTAGAACTGTGGTCATTGGCATGTGTCTTGGTCAAGCGGATGTGGTCAAGGTTTACGCCAGTGCCGCTAATGTAAGCTTTAACCTATTCGGTG